TGTGCCTGTGTACTTGGCAGGTTGCCACACGCCAGTGACAGCGTTGGTCGAACCAAAGCTGCTGGGTGTCAGGGCTTGACCATCAATGAAGTTGACCTCGGCCATGTAGCCGTCAACAAAGTTTGTGTTCGGTGTGTAATACAACGCACCAAGTTCATGGACGTAGGTGCTGTTGTTAATGTATCCCGCAAAATTTTGCGAAATTAAAGTGTTGGTATCCCATGCGGTAACTCTCACACCATTCACCCAAATCTGCATTCTGTCTTCAGCAGTTGCAGAAGTTGTGTTGAAAACAAAAACAATGTGATACCAAGCAGATGGGTCACGATAAACAGCAGTAGTTGTTTTATTGCCTGAAATGGAGCCAACGCCGCCAGAAAAAACAATAAAATTTAATTTGTCAGATGAGTTTAAAACCATCTGACACCAGTAACCACTTCCGCCGCCACCATCTGACGCGCTAAAAAAAGCATTTCCTGTTGCCAATGCTCCTCTTTTGTACCAGCCACTCCAAGTCCAAGTGGTTGTACTAGAAGTGCTTGCCAAAGTCCTGTTCAAATACGCAGTCGCACTGCTGCGAAACCGCAAAGAGTTGGTCAGGTTGTAGCCCGATGGGCCGTTAGCTGGAAGTACGGGAAAGGTCATGCCACCCCCTGTGAACGGCCTTGCTCGTACAGGTTCGTACCGTCAGATCGGAACACAAAATAGTCTTTTGCACTCGCCGCAGTGGACAGTGTTGGCGCAGTGCCGTTGGCCCACTTGAACACGCTGTTCCATGTCAGGGTGTTGCTGCCAGCGTTCTGGATCACAGCCAGCGCATAGAAAGCCCCAGAAACAAGGCTGGAAGGCGCTCCCATTGTTCGATTGCTCGACACAAAGGTGAAGGTAGCCACTTGACCTGTTGTCGTGTCCCAAGCCACTGTGGCAGCATCGGTTAGTGCAATGTTGGGGCTGTAACCAGTACCAATCACACCTAGACGGTTGTTAACATCGTCATAGGTCAGGTTGGATTCGTTGCCAAATGCCGATGTGCCATTGCCGTAGGGGATACGACCAGCAGTCAGCGATGTCAGGCCAGTGCCACCCGATGCGACAGCAAGTGTTGTTGACAACCCCGCCGCTGTGCCCGTGGTGTTCTGGTTCAGCGTAGGAACATCGGCAGCTTGGATGGTCGCCATGACCACGTTTGTGCCGTTACCTCGCAGATACGAGCCAGATGTCACAGCGCCCGCAAAAGCATTCATTGCCAGTTGCGCGGTGGTCTGCCCAGAGCCACCATTGGCAATTGCCACAGTTCCAGTGACGTTGGCAGCAGTGCCAGTCGTGTTTTGGTTCAACGTGGGCACATCAGCGGCTTGGATGGCTGCCAGCGCGGCATTTGTGCCGTCAGAGCGCAGGTATTGACCCGAGGTCTGGGTGCCAGTCAAGGCCGTGATGGCCGCAGCAGCAGTCGTTTGACCTGTGCCGCCATTGGCAATTGCTACGGTGCCCGTGACGTTAGCCGCAGTGCCAGTGGTGTTCTGGTTGAACGTGGGCCAAGTGAATGTGCCCGTGCTGAAGTTGCCCGAGGTGGGCGTGCCCAGCAGCGGGGTCACCAGCGTGGGCGAGGTGGACAAAACCACATCGCCTGTACCAGTGGTGCTGTACGAAGTGCCCCAAGCCGAGCCGGTAGACAGCGGAATGCCAGCACCAGGGTAGACCATGCCACTACCGCCGCCAGAGGAGTTGATCGTCTGGTTAGGCCAAGTACCTGTAATCGTGACGTTGGTGCCCGCCACCAAAGAGGGTGTGGCCGTACCTGTACCGCCACTGGCAACGGCCAATGTGCCTGCCAAGGTAACCGCACCTGTGGTGGCTGTGGCCGGTGTCAGGCCAGTTGTGCCTGCGCTGAACGATGTCACGCCGCCGCCACCGCCGCCAGTGGAGGCAATGGTTTGGTTGGGCCATGTGCCCGTGATCGTGACGTTTGAGCCTGCCACCAGCGATGGTGTGGCCGTGCCGTTGCCGCCGTTGGCGACCGGCAAGATGCCTGTCACGCCAGTGCTCAGGGGCAAATTTGTTGCATTGGTCAGATTGACGGCGGATGGTGTGCCCAAAGCAGGCGTAACCATGACAGGCGATGTGAACAGCCCCGCAACGCTGACCTTCTTGGTCGTCGTACCTTGAACAATCGGCAAAACTTCCGTGCCCGCCAGTGGGGTCGTTGCCGATGGGAGCTGGGAAATTTTGACGTTTGCCATAGTTTAATCGTAGTAAACGGTTGCAGAGACAGTGCCACCAATCACGACATAGATGCCTTTGTTGGTGTACAAACCTTCAACGAAGTTGTGATTCGTGTTGGCCGTTGGCGTGAAGGTTGCCAAAACCACGGGGTCTGACGTGCTGGACGAATACGAATCATAAACCGTGATCGTTGGCGTGCTGGACGCAGAACTGACAAAGATGCCACGGAGTTTGCCAGCGTCCCGTTTGATCTGGGTGGTGGCGGTGATAGCGGTGTAGTTAGCCATGATGATCCTTATGCAAGAAAGCGGAGTTTGTAGAGCGTTGACAGGTACAGACCAACGATTTCATCAATGATGTTTTGAAGCGGAGTGTCGGTCTTGTCGCACACTTCGTACCTGCACTTTTCAATCTCGTTCATCGAATCGGTCAAAAATTCAACCACGTTGTTGGTCTTTTTGGCGCTCATCAGGCTGATGGGGCCAATCAAACCGTGCCGACCTTGGTAAGCCTCGGCAAACTTGTCGGCCAACTCAACCACCTCGTCGTAGAACGATTGTAGGGCCGAGTGCTTGGAAAAGCTACGGGTGTTCAGATGCACGGAATGGGTCACATCCCGCGCCAGAAACAGCGTTCCTACAAAATCAGCGGCGTTCATTGTTGAATCCCCATTTCAGGCATTTCCCGAGGCTCTGGAGCACCAGCAACCAAGTCGCCAGTGTCCAAAGCTGCGGCAATTGTACCCATCACGATGTCTTGAATCTGCTCGGGACTCATACTGGCCTGAACAGCGGAAATTCGCTGTGTTTCGGCGGCATATGCCTTGATTTCGGCCTCGTAATCCTTGCGTGCCAAGTCCTGCATCTCAATGGATTTGCCCACATTTTGGATCATTTGGTGCATTTGCTCCATTTCCTGACCCATTGCCTGAATCTGCATCTCTGCGGCCTGCAATTGCGGCGATTTGTCGTCGTCGGCCATGATTTTGGGGTCGATGGTCTTGGCAAAACGCTTGGACATCTCTTGGGCACCGGGCCAGTCCATGTTTTTGACGAACAAATCACCAGCAACTTGCCACAATTGTGGGTTGCCTTGCAGCAACTGGGCCATTGCCTCAAGCGCTTCTTGGCGTTTGGTGGCGTAACCGGGGCCAGTGATGGCAACCACGTCATATTTGCCCACGCCGGGGTTGTAAATCTTCTCGATCACGATGCCTTCTTCGTTCACGATCTGATTGACGGGTTCTGGCTGGTCAGGATTGATCTTGACCATCTTCGTTTCGCCGTCTTCGCCGATGATTCGGGCGATTCGCTGCGTGTCGTAGATTTTCGGGATCAAATCGACCAATTGACGGGCCACATGGCGCACGCCACGCGACAAGTTGTCACCGTAGTGGTATGTGCCCACGTCACCCTCACGCTGGCGGGCCAAGATGGCCTTGCCAGAACGCTCGTTGGAACCCATGCCCAGCGATGCGTTGTACTGACCTGTCGTGGACTTGATGTCCTCAGATGCGCCCGCCTTGGCTTGCAGGAGGCCGCTGGAGGCCATTGGAGGCTGTGCCCGCTGGGGTAGTGGCAGGGCAGCGCCCTGGCCGTCTGTAACGTCTGGATTGACCTCCAGATACGGCCAGTTGTTGGTGTTGGCCGTCTTCCACTTTTCCTCGTAGCCTTCAAACTGACCGCCGTAGCCGATGAACGGCGCTTTGGGGGCCAGCGCCAGCATCTCAGCTTCCTGCGACACCCAGTAGTTGTACATGCGCTGGGCGTCTTTGGCGTTGCGCACCAAGCCCGACACGTACAAACGGCCATCGACCTCGAATTCGTTGCCGACAATGCGGATCACTGGAATCCACTTGCCAGCCCACTCGCGTTCTTCAAGGATTTCGTAGCCGTTGATCTTGCAGTACTTGACCTTCGGACGGTCCGACTCACGGCTGCGCAGGGGCTTGCCGTAGATGATCTTCAGTTCCTTGTCCTCGGGCGTGCCTGCAAACGCAGTCATGTTGCCGGGGTACAAGTTGAGCGTGGCTTTGTCGTAGTCGATGTAGTAGTAATCCGCAATGCGGATTGTGTCCTCGTTCAGCCAGTTGCTGATCGACTGGTCGCCCACGCCCAGCGACTGGAGTGTCGAGATTGGGGTGGAGTTGGGATACATGCGCTCGTACTCAGCGCGGGTCACGTCCTCGGTCACAAAGCACCACTTGGCGTCTGAGCCGGTGGGGTCTTGGATCAGGGGGTCCATGTAGACCGAGAAGCTGTTGCGCACCCGGCCAATCTTGATGTCTTGGTCAAACGAGTTGTCGTCACAGTACTCGGTCAGCAGCCGGATGTAGCCTTCACCATAGGCCACTTGGTTTTCGCAGGCGGTGTCGTAGGCCACGTCAGCATCGGAGATGTACTCGATGTGGCGGATCATGCCGTTGAAGATTTCGGCCACCTGCACATCGGCGTTGTCATCCACGGGGATGACTTTGGCGCCAGGCCGGTTTTGCCGCATGTCGTTGGTCACTTGACGAACGTGCTGCGGCAGCTTGTTGATGGTCAGGCACGGGCGGGCGTTGATAGTCTGGCCCTGCACTGCACCACGGGTAGCCAGCACATCGGCGGGCCACTGCCACTGGTTGTCAGGGGAGCCTGCGTAAAAGCGCAGGTCGTCTGTCTCGTCTTCCCGCGATTCGGAAAGCGCCGAAACCGCCAAGTCAAGGCGGGATCGGGCGAGTGCCAGAATATCTGACGCGCTTTTTTTGGGTTTACCGCCATTCGCTACTGCGGCGGCGGCAACCATGCCAGTTGGGTCAGCCATCAAAGACTCCTAAAACGTGAGGCTCACGCATGACCACGTAGTCTTTACCATTGTGCGTGAATTCCTGCCCTACGTCAAAGTATAGCCTATCGCCTACTTTTATCGTTTTGCAGTCCGGCCCAGTGGCAGTTGCAACGCCAGTGCCCAGCTTTTCGCCGGGTGGCAGGACAAACAGTGCGTGCTTTTCAACGTCACGCTCAATGATGATGCAGTTTTGCAGTGCTTTCATTTCTTCTTCGCAGGTGGTTTAGCGGCTTCGCGCTTGACAGAGTAGGCAATCGCCAGGGCTTGCTTCACTGGCTTGCCAGCTTGCACTTCGGCCTTGACGTTTTTACGGAAGGCTTCGGGCGATTTTGACTTGACCAGTGGCATCACTTGCCTTTCTTGGCGGGTTTCGCCGTTTTGGCCGACTCTTTGAAAGCCTTGGCCGTAGGCGCGCCTTTGTCGCCTGGTTGGCGCATCTTTTCCTTGGAGCCAGCGGCGATGCGCTCACGTTTGGCGTTGATGTTTGCGTAGAGTCCCGGTTTCGTTGCCATTTAGGCCCCCATCCATCCAGTTGAGACCATGCCGCGCTCTGACACGGTGCGCCGCTCGGGTCGATTGTAGTCACCCCGGTTTGCGACCGGGTACGAGAATGTCAGCGCGATGGCGTCGGCAGCGTCAGGGCTGGCCAGGCCACGGGCCTTCATGTCTTTTTTTGACTCCAGGAAGATCGAGCCTTTGGAGTCCGGCTTCATCATAGGCGAGATCAGGTCCGTTTTCAAGAACCTGTCGTTTGGGATGCTGGCCGACTTGAGCCAATCACGCATGTCGCCCCATATCTGCGCGCGCATGTTGCCGTACATGGCCGGGTTGCGCGACTTCCAGCCAAAGTTCACGCCCTTGATCTTGTAGCGCTGCTCTTTGAGCCGGTCCACAATGCCCGCCCCCAGCCCACCCTCGTCGATGAACACCATCGCTGGCTTGAATTCCTCAATCGCCTCGATGACGTGCCCGACCACCGTCATGGTGTCGTCGCCCCGGTGCCGGATGATCCGCACGATGTCCCGCCCTTGGCGCACGGCCAGCACGGTGGCGTCTGCCCCGAACCGCGCCGGGTCCACCCCGATCACGATTGGAGCGCTGGGGTCTTTGTACTGTGGCCGCTTCATGGCGTCGTCCACCACCAGGCTGGAGATGAACTGGTCGTCGCCAGCGTTCGGGAACTCGCCGTACACCTCAACGTGCGCCTGACTGGAGTCGGCCCCGTATTCGTCGATGATCTGCTGGTAGACCTGCTTGTCGGTGCCCTCCACGGTGCGGGCGTCCACCACCTTGGTGTTCCAGAACTCCCGCTTGCTGTGGAAGGTTTCGTAGAAGTACCCGCTGTTGCGCCGTGGGTTGGAGAACGCCAGCCAAAAGCGGTTGGGCGTGTTCTCCGTAAAGAAGCCAGCCGTCACCGCCCAGATGGCGTCGTCGATACCTGACGCCTCATCAAATATGACCATCACGCCGTCGAAGTTGTGCACACCCGCGTAGGCGTCTGGGTTCTCCGCTGACCACAGCCGCCCCTCGACGCCCCAGTAACGCGTGCCCTTCTTCAGGTCGCGCTCAACCAGCTCCGTCAGCCACTTGGCTGGCATCAGTCTGGTGGCGCTCACCTCGAACCAATGGCTGTTGAGCGCCATCGCCAGCCACTTGGTGATCTCGGCCCATGTGATCGAACGGAGCTGCGACTCTGAGTTAGCCGACACGATGGTCGTCGAGCCGATCCTGGTTGACAGCATCCAGATCACGATCCAACTGACTAAGGCCGACTTGCCGATACCACGGCCTGACGAGACTGCTTGGCGTAGGGTGTTGAAGTCCACCTCACCCTTGTTGGCCTTGATGTGCTCGCCGATCTGCATGAGCACCTCGCGCTGCCACTTGCGCGGGCCAGTGAAGTGCTCGAGCGGCGTGCCCTTGACGCCCCACGGGAACACCAGCATCACGAACGCCAGTGGGTTGTCCTTGTACTGCGGCGCCCACAGGCGCGCCATGAGTTCTTGTTCGTCTTCGGCCGAGTAGATGGTGGTTTGCATTAGACGACTTGTTTGTGGGGTGCTTTGCGGCTGGACAGTGCTGGGCTAGATGACAATTCGTGGGCGATGACGTCGGTGACGTCCGCCTCAACAGCCGGGGCTGCTCGGCGCTCGGCTTCGGCCAGTGCGCCCAAGATGCTGATCTGCTGGTTGACGTCCACCGTGATGGCCTGCTTGGCGACCCAGCCGTGGACGTTCTGCAAGATAGCCAGGCTGGCCTTGGCGTCGCCTTCTTCGGCTGCCTTGTGCAGTTGCTTGGAAGCGAGCAGCTCGCCTTCAGCGCGCCCCTTCTGTTCGGCCAGTTGCGCCAGTGGGTCCAGCTCGCACAACTGCCGGTAGGTTCTAGGCACCATGCCTGCTGCCAGTGCCAAGTTGTCGCCCTTGAGGCCCAGCTTGGCTGCGTCGTAGATGCGGTTGAGCACCGCCTCTGTGGCGCGCACTTCATTTAAGACAAGTGGCAGTGAATGGAAACTCATAGTTGTATGGCCGCGTGAATGCGTGCGGGAAGTGTAAAGCATTTTGTAAAAAATAAAAATTGTTTGCGGACCCTACGCTACCGTTGGCCCAACCGTTCGGCCCTACCCACCCCCCTCCAGAATTGTGGACCATGTGGACTGCCCACAAGCATCGAGCAGACCCCACGCAGCACACTACTGTATGCCCATCCACCACTGTATAAACTGTGGTTTGTGGACAATGTGGACAGTCAGTTTGTGCATTGTCCACAATGTCCACAGTTTGCGCGGGCCAAACTGCGCGGGGCCAAGGTGTGGACACTGTGGACAGTTTTGACACCCGATTTAAATCGGTCTACCCCCATTTGCTTAATTTTTAAGCACATGGGTTTTTCTTTCGTTTAACTCTACTATCCACAATATCCACAAACCCCCCAAACCCTTGATTTGCGTGGGTTTCCGCGTGGGTCAAGCCCACGCAAAAACGCTATCCACACCGCTATCCACGCTATCCACAAAACGCTCTGGCGTGAAAATCCGACTAAAACGTGTGGTCATTACCTGGTGCGTTGACAAGCGTAAAGAAAATCCTTACGATCGGGTCTCCCTCACGGGAAGCGACGAAACTATCTGGAGAAAACACTGTATGAAAACGCTCACCTTCAACACTGGCCGCGAATACACCCAACACGGCCAACGCATCGCCGCCACTCAGCTCGACAGCGGCCACGTCGTCATCCTCGACATCGACCGGCACATCGACGTCGTGTTTCCCGTCGGCGTCGAGTTCACGCAAGCCGACATCATGTGGGCGTATGACCGCAACATGTACACCACACCACACGAAATCGGCATGCCTTATGGCGAATATTCCGATGTCGTCCACCAACTGCGCGAGCAGGCCCAAAAAATCTGAGATCGCATTTTTTCCAAAGGAGCAAACCATGACACACAACGCAATCACCACAGCAGACGGCTATTTCTACACTCAACAGCCAAGCGGCTGGTACACCGACGGCGACGTCGAGTTCGACTACAACAACACCGACATCATGGGCGTTGTGTGGCAGAACTTCAACGGCTTTTATTGCGCCGACGGTGATGGCATTGTTACCGTTCAACCCGTCGGCGAGCACTTTGTCGTCGCCGAGCAGGGCGACGTCGTGAGCGTGCACCACACGCTGCGCGAGGCGTTGTTCGCCGCTCAAGCCATCCTCGCCGCTGATTATTCGGCCATTTACGAAACCTACATTTTCTAAGGAGCAACAGCATGAAACAACTCATTCTCGACATCATCAACGCCGCGCTGTTCGCGCTGTGCATCGGCGGCCCATTCGCGGCTTATTTCTACATCTATGGAGCATGACCATGCAACACGTCCACCAAATCCTCGCCGATGAATCGGTTGATCTTGTCGTTCTTAAGGACGGACGCGTCCTCGGCATTGACGGCGATTGCGTCGTGCTTTACGCCTCGATTGATGATTTCTACAACGCCACAAGCCAAACCAAGCCCACCATCCAACTCAAGGAGCAAGCATGACCCGTTCTAAGTACCTCGCCGCCCTGCTCGGTCTGCTGACTGTTGACGAGATCAAACAGAGCGCCGCCTCGCCGTCTGCGTACATGACGCCCACACACATCAAACTTCACTTTGTAGCACTGCGCCGCCTCGGCGCTCTTTAAGGACTGACACCATGAAAACCACTGTTTCAAAATACGACTTTGAGCGCGCCTTTGTAGATGCTGGCCGTAAGGATCAATTCAGCTATGAAGGTCTGGCTGTCCTGTTTGATTACCTTGAGGAGCTGGAGGCGAGCACGGGCCAAGAGCTGGAGCTGGACGTCATCGCGCTGTGCTGCGACTATTACGAAGACACATGGCAAAACATCGCCGACAACTATGGCATCGAATATGAAAACGACACAGATGGCTTCGACGCTGTGCGCGAGTACCTGATGGATCAGGGCGCATATTGCGGCGAAAGTGAAAACGGTTTTGTCTATTCGGCGTTCTGACATGACCGACGTCTACACCACACCCATCCGCACCGAGGCAGACGCCGAGGGCTTCTTCTTCCAACTGCACCAGCTCGGGCGGCTGTTCCACCCCGAGGACAACCCCGCCGAGGTCATCAACGGCGCGTCTGGAGAATGGCTGTTCACCAAAGAACAAGCCAAGCATTTGCGCGACCGGCTAGATGAGGTCTATGGGGTCATGGACGACCCCTGCACCTATTGTTTAACCCTTACCCACCCAGAAAGCGAGCGAGCATGATTGATTTACTGAAAATTCCCGCCAGCGACGCCGAGCGCATCGCCTACGCCGAAGGCTTCACGATGGCGGCGGCGTTGTTCGCCCGCATTGTCGAACTGGAGAACGAGCGCGAGGCGCTGTTACAAGAGATCACCGACCTACAAGACGCCCGACCATGACCAGCCAATACAACACCAGCTCTTGGCGCGACGACCTCGACCTTGAGCCCAACACCCACCCAACCATCGCCCACGCTTTACACGCGATGCGAGGGGCCAACCGTTGGCCCTTCCCTACTCAACCCCATTACACAGACCGAACACCACCACCCACCCATGATCGTAATACTGAGCCTGACCCTTGCCGCCCTCCTAGCAATCCTGCTTGACCTATAAAAAAACGGCCCTTACGGGCCGTTTCTCACTTAACCAAGCGGACAGTGGACGGCGGGGACGCCTCAACCATGTCGCGCAGGTCCGACCGGCTGGTCTCAAGCATGTCTGGCGCACAGAAAATGTGCTTCTTGGTGTCATGGCGGCGCGATTTCAAGCGGCCCATGTCCACCCATCCGGCCTCTTTAAGGGCGTGCAATAGGGCAGGCTGGACAATCTTGACGCTGCCCTGCACCGAACCCTGCAAGCGATCGCACAGCGCGTGCCAAGGTGCACCGACGACGCCTTTAGAAAACTCACCGATGCGCCCGCGCATCATCTCGACAAGGAACGCCTCTGCGCCGCTCATGCCCGCCTCGACCATGATGGCCTTGGCTTCGGTTAGAGGGGGCGTCGCACCAGGCGCAAACGCGGACACGTCGCGCAAGTGCAACCAAGCGGCGACAGCCGATTTGCCGCCAGCCTCAAGCCAAGACCAGATGGCCGCGCCTTCGGCGTCAGTCATGCGGGGGGCGTCGGACCAGATAACGAACCAACGGCGGTCGTCGGAGGGGAGGTTAATCGCGACGCGTTCATTGGAGAACGCGATTACTTGCAGGCGGTTGACCAAATCGTAGGGGGCCAAGCCCTTGCGGTTGACCGACAAGAACTCAGGGGGCGCAGCGATCAGGGGCTTGAGGGTGTTCTCAAGGGCGCGGCGGTCCTTGGCCTCGGACTGGCGCAGCTCGTTGACCACCATGATCTCGGCCTCGAGGGCGTAGCCCCATTGGGACGACACTTCTTCGTTACGGACCAGCGAGACATTGCGCAGGGACGGGCCACCCACAGCCCAAAAGAACGGCGCCCACATGGTGTCCTTACCGCTGCCGGGGTTGCCACCATGCAGGACGGCGTGGTTGATCTTGCGGTTGGGGTGCTGGACCTTGAAGGCCATCACGTCAAGGACGTGCTCGCGCTCGCGCTGATCGGGGACCATGCGTTCGACGTGGGCCAGCCACGGCTGGATGTTGCCGGGCACAGGCACTGGCCGGGCGTCGCGCCAGCGGTTGCCGTAGACGATGCCGTCACGGGCGCAAAGGATCGACTCGCCCGCAGCGTAGGTGACGCCCTTCAGAATGCGAGCGCCCTTGGCTTGGCGGTTCTCGTCGTAACAGGTCGCGGCCTCAATCTTGGGCTTCTTGGTGCCGTGGATGCTGCGGCACTCGACATGGCGAAAAATTGCATTGAACGCAGCCCGCGAGACTTCATGGCGCTCCACCAGGTCAAAGAACGCGTCGTCATCTTGCAGGTAGGCGAAGCGCTCGAACCACCCATCGCGCTCAACGCGCTGCAACTCTTTACGCTCGACTTCAGCCACGACAGCAGCAGCGACGTCGGGGTACTCGGGCGTCGGGGCGAGCTTACTGAGCGCTGACTCCATCACAGTGACCAGCAGCTCTTCGCGCAAGCCGGGCGTGTGCTTGGGGCCACCTTGCTCGGCCACCCACTTGAGGAACACGGACGAATCAAAATCAATGCAGTGTGAGTGCAGGCAGCGGTACGCACGATTGGCGGGCAGGTAGCGGCCTTCGGGGTTGCCGTCGCTGTGCTGGGCGCTGTTGGGGCAGATCACGCCAGCCCAGCCTTCTTGGTTGGGGCGCGACAGCAGCAGGCCATTGTCGGACAGCCAGACCATCACGTCGTCGGTGCCGTCGTCACTGATGCGGATCGGGCGGTAGGCTTCTTCGGCTTCGCCAGGCGTGACGTTCAGGGCGGCGCATATCTCTTCAAGGGTGAAATCGCGCTCGGGGTGGAACTCGACCAGACGGGCGGGGAAGTTGTCGCGGCCGGGTTTCATGTTGACCGAGCCAGGCAGTCGGAAGTTGCGCACCGCGTTACACGCGCCCCTGTCGGTGTAGCCAGCCTCGGCGATGGCGATGATGGCGGCGCTGAACTCGCCCTTGGTCGGCTGATCGTTGAACACGTAGCCCCACTGGAACGAACCGGCTGATGTCTCCATCTTCCACGTCGGTTCAAGCGCTGGGATGTTGGGGGCCTTCTCGGGGTCGCCCACGTCATCAAGCACCATCACCAGCACATACTCGCAGTTATCAGCGCGGGCGCTGGGGTGGCCGTCGGTGAAGCGGTCGATGATGAAGCTGGCGGTGTTGCCGTAGATGGCCCAGTCGGGCTTGACCTTGGCCGTGGGCAGCATGGCGGGCCATGTGGCCTTGATCATTCCATCGGCGTGGTACTGCATCTGGCCGTCTTTGAGCTGCGGCTTTTGCCGCACCAGCAGAAAAGTTTCACCCTCTGGTGCGAGTCTGGTAAGATGATCAACGAAATCTTTCACGGGTTTCTCCTTTAGTTGGAACTTTAGCCCCGGCCTAACCCGCCGGGGCTTTCTTTTTTACGAATACCGGGCTGTTGTGACACCTTCAGCGCCCAAAGGCAGGCCCGCCGCCCATGCAGGCGGCGTGCACATGATCTGGTGCATATGGGCGGCGACAGCCTCGGCGTCTGATGCGGGGCACTCGACCACGATCTCGTCGTGAACGTGCGCGACCACACCATCGAGCTGTCGTAATGAATGGCGCAGCACATCGTGCGCTGCGGCCTGCGTGATGTTCTCGCAAGCCAGACCACGCCACAGACGGGCGCGAGGCCACTCCTTGGCGTCAGCGGCGGGCTTCCATGCTGCTTTGGTGTACGTCACGTTGCCTTCATCATCAAATTTGGCGTTGGGGTAACACAGCACCCGACCGGAGGGCAAAGCATACCAGAGGGTCTGGCCGTCAAACAAGTACACAACGCGACCGGCGCTAAATTCATGCCCTTTGTTTCTCATGGCGCGCAGGTAGGCGCTTTCGAGCTGCTGGCCGTGCGCCTGCGCCCAAGGGTTGGCCTTGCGCCAGCCGTCCACGGCCCGCTTGACCTCGGCGTCTGTCAGGCGCACGCCGTAGACACGGGCGAACACCTCGAACGCACCAGCGCCGCCCAAGAAGCCAAGGGCCAGCTCCTGCACTTTGCCGATCTGGCGCATGTCGCTGCGGCCCTGCTCGTGCTCGGCCTTGATGTGCTCGTAAGACAAGCGAAAGGTGGCGGCAGCGTTGACGATGTAAGGGTCAAGGCCCGAGCGGAACACGTCGAGCTTCTCCTCACCGGCTGCGCAGTTAGACAGCCACGGGTGCACACGGCCCTCGATGGCTGACCAGTCGTAGGCGATCAGGACGTTACCAGGCGCGGCCACGATGGCCGGGCGCAGCATCTTCTTCAAGACGTCAGTAATGCGTTTCTCGAAGCGAGGCACGATTGCATGGCCTCGAACCATTGCTGTGCGGACGGCCTCGGGGTCTTTAGCGCTTTTACGCGGGAGATTATGGACCTGAGCGCCGTACGATGAAGCTCGCCCTGTCGCACTGCCTCCAGCAAAAACAAAGGCACCTCTAACTCGGGCATCTTCCTCGTCTGCCAGGCTTGCAAGGCGGCTGAACTTCGCAACCGACGACGCCCAGAGGTCATCGGCGCACTGTATAACGTCGGCAACAGCGGGCGGTATCTCATCGGGGTCCTCCATTGCAAGCAGGTTGGCTCGCACAGTCTTGTCAATCGAGTACTTTTCGCCGGTCCACATCAGCTTCTTGGCTTCAGGGCCGACGCGGGCCAGCACCCACTCGCGCATCTTAGGCGAGCGCACGCTGGTGATCTCGCCTTCGGTGACTTCGGTCACGATCTGCTGGATTTCGTCCATCTCTGCGCCAGCGTACTGGACAGCCGCGTGGCACAGCGGCACGTCGATCTGGATGCCACGGTCGTTGATGCGCTCGTTGACGTGGTAGTCCTCCAGCTCGTCGGCCGACATCGGGCGCAGGGCTTGGCTGATGGCCCGCATGGCACGGACATCCTGTTCGCAATAACGGACCATCTCATCCATCAGCGCGGCATCCTCGCGGAACTGGCCGTTGGCCTGTGGCACGGACAGCAGACGGATCAGCTGGCTGCCCCGGTGGTCCTTGCGCATGTCAGCACCAGCGAAGCGGCCCACGTCCTCGAGCGAGCCAGGCGCACAGTTGGAGCGGGCCTGCGCTGCGGTGCACACGAACTGCTCGAGCTTGAAATTGATCTGGAGCACGTACCAGAAAATGAGCCGCTCGAAAGCGGCGTTGTGTGCGTAGATCAGGCCGGTGTGCTCACGCACAACGGTGGGGAATGGCTGCCCCGGCAACCATGTGACGACTTCGTCGTCGTCGAAAGCGTAGGACATGCACAGCACTTCGGTGCTGGCGTCCTGCGCGTAGTTGTAGACACCTTTTGCCTTGAGATCACAGCGGCTGCGTGTCTCAAAGTCAAGCCAGAGTTTGGTCATAGACTTTCTTGGGGCAGAAATGTCAAAGCCAAGTTCAATGTATTTGCGCTTGATTGGTACACATCAACAAACAAAGCGTGCCCGTTTACGCAACGCCAATAATTTCCGTCTTCTTTGGTTATGTGAGCTGCGCCGCAAATAGGGCAATTCACCGAAACAGCTTCACCCAATTTTGGTTGTACATGCCAAACATGTTTCATTACTTTACTCCAATTAAATTTATAGGTGGGGCCAGCCCGAAGGCCAGCCCCTGTCTCACTTAGGCTGCGCGACGGCGACGACCAGCGGGTGCTGGCTCTTCAGCGGCGGCTTCTGGCGCTTCAGCAGCGCCGTCCATGCTGGCCCATTCGACGATCTCAAACACCGGGGTGTAGATACGGCCATAGGACTTGTGCACGTAGTGGTCCTTCTTCAGGCGCACGATAGCCACAGGCTTGGTCTGGTCCTTCTCCACTTGCGTGGCGATGGCAACGCCCAATGCCTGCACGGCTTTCTTACCGCCCACGGATGTGGTGGTAAAGCGTGCTTCCATGTCCTTGTCCTCACCATTGAGGCACTTCAAAGACATGCCAATCTGAGTCTCCCAGCCACGCTTGGCGCCAGGAGGCGCTGCGTCAAGTTCTGGCAGCGGGTGCTGCACGCCGGTCATCTTCTCACCAAGCACCTCACCGTCGCCCCAAGCGATGTAGCCGTGGACGAACGAGAAAGGGTTGATGGCCCAGGTTGAGTCATCTTCGACTTCAGTCTGGTCAGCACCAAACACCCAGTGGCCTGTCTTGTCCATTTTCAGGATGACAACGCCTGCTGTACCTGCGCCTTGTTCAAGCGCACGCAAAGCGGTGGAAAGGGTGGAAACTGCTGGCAGATTTGCCGAAGAGAAAGTTGCGAGATTTGACATGACTGTCCTTTACTGAAGTTTAGAAAGAGCAGCAGAAAGTTGCTGCCCGATTTGCAACACTGCTGGGCGGGGATCATCCTCGCTTGCCAGTGTTGTACCTGACGACTCAGACTTCACTAAGCCTTCTGGCAGGTCGGCCCAGCGCTTCTTGAGCGCCTTCTCGGCCTGCGCAGGAGACATAACTGAAGTCTCGACTACGACAGATTCTTTGAGGCCCATTTCGAGCAGCGCTTCTTTGGCTTTGCTCTCATCGGTCCATTTACGTCTTGCTTGCTTTTGCACCAGCTTGTAGCCGGGCACTGGCAAATCCTTCTCGAGCAACTGGAGCGCCAGACCACGCAGGTCTTTGATCCAGTCTTCCAAGAGGTCTGCATTCTTCAGGTATCTGCCCAGCGTGTCAACATCTATTTCTTTGAGTTGCACTTGCAGGGCGCGGTCCACAGCGCCGGTCATCTTGGGGCAGATCGGTTTGCCGGTGCACCAGCGGCAGTGGTCGCCCACGGCCAGCTTGGCGTCAGGCTGCTGCGCGGCCTTGACGGCCTGCACCAGCTCTTGCTCGAACTGCTTGATGCGCTCCTTTGTGGTCACCCAGCGCTTGATCATGGGCGGCTGCACGATGATGCACTCGACCTCTGTTGCACCCTCGAACGCCCACTGCGCTGCTTCGGTACGCATACTGGCGGCAGCGTAGAACATGAGCTGCGGATTCTCTACCGCGTCAACCACAACACCGTCGCCAAACTTCCAGTCCAGCACGACGGCGCGGGTGCCGATACGGCCCACAAGGTCGGTCGAGCCGAACACGCCAGGCAGCAGATCGCCAAAGCCTACGCGTGTCTCGACTTCGTACACCATGTTCTGGGTGGGGTCGATCTCGTCCAGAGCAGCAAGCGCGGGGACGATCTTCTCGTCGAACAGCTCTTGCGTAAGCACTTGGTTTTCGTAGACTGAGCCGACCACGTTAGGACGGCCCTCAAGGATTTCGCTGATGGCGTTGTGCAGCAGCGTACCGCGGTCGGCGTGCTCACTGGACGGCTGCTTGGGCATCTTGTTGACAAGCGCCACAGAGCCAGGACAGGAGATGACGCGCTTGGCGGTCGAGCCGCCGACGATATTACTGTGCTGCATCTGTGTACTCCAATGCTTGCAACTTGCTGATGCGGTCGTTGATCTGGTCAACTGTCTTCTGGTAGTCGGCCATGACCTTGAGCTTGTGCTTTTCCAGAGCCGCAACCTTCTGCGCCCGTGGGTCGTAGTTGTCGGGGACTTCGATCTCGATCTCTTGCGCGCCAACGTAGGTGCGGTGTTCGCAGTCGTCCAGTTTGACGTACATGATCTGATACTCGGATTTCGCTTCCCAAGAATATTGGCAGTGGTAAATGTGGGCGGTGACTTTGACTTTCATTTGACTGTCCTTTAGTTGATGAGGCGTTCAGTGTAGCACACAAAAAATTTATTGTGCAAATCTTTTTTTCATGTATTATTGCGGTCATGTTAGAAAAACAAGTCGAAGCCTACCTCGTCAAGCGCGTTAAAGAGCTGGGCGGCGTAGCGTACAAGTTCACCAGCCCTGCGCACAAAGGCGTGGCCGACCGGATCGTGTGCCTGCCCAACGGCGACACATGGTTCGTGGAGGTCAAGACTGAAGGCGGCAGATTGTCACCCTTGCAAAAAGTTTTCGCCGATGACATGGCGCGGATGAAGCAAAGGTATGTGTGTTTATGGAACAAGGAGCAGATTGATGAGTTCATTACCAGTCACTATGGAAGAGGATGAGGCTTTTGGTGCCCTCAACACGCAGGTCGGCGGCAGCCACTACAAGGATAAGGGCATCCAGCCGATCATCTACATCCACGCCAACGAGTTGGGCTTTTGCGAGGGCAACGTCGTGAAGTACGTCACCCGCTGGCGCGACAAGAACGGCGTCGCTGACCTGCGCAAGGCGATCCATTACCTCGAGCTGCTGATTGAGTTGGAACAAAAATGAGAGTCCTTGTAGCTTGCGAGTCGAGCGGCGTTGTCCGCGACGCCTTTCGTGCGCGGGGGCATTTCGCCATGTCGTGCGATCTGCTGTCCGCAGAACGCCCCGGCCCGCATCACCAAGGCGACGTGCGAGAATTGCTGGACCAAGAGTGGGACTTGCTGATCGCACACCCACCTTGCACGTATCTGTCGGTCAGCGGTATGCACTGGACGACGCGGGGGCTGCGCGACCCAAAGCTGACCGAAGATGCGTTGGACTTTGTGCGCCTGTTTATGGACGCACCTATCGAACGTATCGCGATTGAGAACCCAGTCAGCGTCATCAGCTCGCGCATCCGCAAGCCTGACCAGATCATCCAGCCGCATCAGTTCGGCCACGACGCCAGCAAAAAGACGTGCCTGTGGCTCAAGAACCTGCCGCTGCTCAAGCCGACGCAGTTGGTAGAGCCGCGCGCCATCGACGGTAAACCGCGCTGGGCCAATCAGACTGACAGCGGGCAGAACAAGCTGCCGCCATCTAAGGACCGCTGGCGTCTGCGCAGCAAAACTTATCAGGGCATCGCTGACGCGATGGCAGCGCAATGGGGCTAAAACTACGTGACTACCAAGAGCAGGCGGCTGACTTCTTGTACGAGCACGACCGCGCCATGATCCTGGCCCCGGTTGGTGCTGGCAAGACAGCCATTACGCTCACGGCCATGTGGGAGATGTGGCGCGACCAGCACGTCAAGCGCTGGCTCGTGCTGGCACCCAAGCGCGTCTGCACGGACGTCTGGCCGGTCGAGCAGCCCAAGTGGGCGCCGCACCTGTCGGTGGCCATGGCCGTGGGCACGCCCAAGCAGCGCCTGGCGGCGCTCCAGTCCAAGGCGCAGGTGGTGGTCACCAACTACGACAACATCCAATGGCTGGCCGATCAGAAGTTCGAGTTCGACGGCGTGGTGTTCGACGAGCTGACCAAGCTCAAGAACCCATCCGGCGCACGCTTTAAGGCGCTGAACAAAGTCCTTGACTGCCCAGTGCGCTGGGGCCTGACCGGCTCGTTCACCAGCAACGGTCTGGAGGACGTGTTCGGCCAGTGCAAGATCGTGGACCAGTCGCTGCTCGGGCGCAGCAAAGGCGCGTTCCAGCAGCAGTACTTTACGCTGGTCAACAAGGACTTTGGCGAGTGGGCACCACGCCCGAAGGCGCTCGAGCAGGTCATGGACCGCATCAAGCCCGCCACGTTCGTGCTCGAGCCTGGTGAGTACAAGGACAAGCTGCCGCCCTGCCACACCGTGGAGCTGGCGTGCAGCATGGACCTGACGCAGTACAACCAACTGAAGAAAGACTTCGTGCTGGAGTTCCCCAACGTGGTGGCGATCAACGCGGCTGTCGTCACGCAGAAGTTGCAGCAGATGGCCGGTGGGTTTGTTTACACCGACGAAGGCCCAGTCTGGGTGTCGCCGCACAAGTTTGACCGTCTTGAGGAGCTGCTGGATGAAAACCAACACGCCAACACCATCATCGTCTACCAGTACAAAGAAGAGCTTGCCGAACTCAAGCGACGCTTCAAGGTCACAACGCTTGAAGACCATGATGCAATTGCTCGATGGAATGCAGGTGCCGTACGAATTCTTGCCGTGCACCCAATGTCCGCAGGCCACGGCCTTAACTTACAGCACGGCGGGCACCACATGGTATTTCTGTCCCTGCCTTGGAGTCTCGAGCTGTACGAACAGACTGTGGGACGGCTGCATCGGTCTGGACAGCAGCGCCCCGTGTGGTGCTACGTGATGCTGACCGACAAGACGGTGGACGCAAAAATATGGGCTGCGCTGCACGACAAGCGCGGCGTGTCTGATATTGCAATGGAGGCTTTGAAATGAAACGCATCGACCAATGGAAGGCCAAGCTGCGCGCGGCCAAGTCTGAGCTGCGGCACAAGACGCGGCAGCTGAACGCGGCGCAGCGCACGCACGATCGCACCATCAAACTGATTGAACAACTGGAGAAAAAAATTGAACTACACCTGGCGAAAACTGAATGAAGTGCTGGCCTTGCTGCCAGAGACAGACGTCAAGGCGCTGCTCGACTCGGAGATGGCTGGCGCCAAACGAGTGAAGGTGATCGAGCGCCTGCACCAGCGTTACAACACCCTGCGCGTCGCTCGTGAGCGCATCACCCTGCTAAAGGAGGCAACCAAATGATCCGTGAACTGTACAACTGGTTAAAAACTGCATATGGCACCCCAAGCCCCGAGGCTATGGCGTTTCGAGAGCTTGAGGACAGCAAGCGCGAGTTGCTCAAAGCCCTGACAGCCCGTGAGTACGCCGACTCGATGTGCAAGTACCGCGAGGCGCAGATCAAGCGCTTGACGGCCTATCTGCAC